TGGATGCTGCCGCAGTTGCACTAGAAGCCGCCGCTGTTGCGTTAGAAGCTACACCGGACTCACTAGCAGCAGCCGCTGTAGCACTGTTAGCCGCAGCAGTAGCCGATGCAGCAGCTTCGTTTGCTTTCTCAGTAGCAGTCTGGGCGTTCTGTGCTACCTGTGACGCATACGCATCCGTAGAGGCATCACCTGAACCACCATCACCCCGAAAGATAGGCATAGACTACTCCTAAGAAAACAAACAAGGAAAGAAAAAGGGGCCATTGCTGACCCCCTAGAGTTTTACTCGTCAGCAACAGCGAGGATAAATCCTGCTTCGGGACGGTAAGTCTCAACACCGTACAAAGTGTCAGCCGTGTACAGAGTAGAGAGGTACTCTTGCTTGTACTGGGTCTGAGATCGTACAGCCATTTGCTCTGCCATTACGAGAGCGTCTTTGTGGAAGAACAAGCAACCACGGGTATCAAGAGATGAAGCACCGTTCTCACCACCTGTCTCAATTACGGGACAGTTGCTAGAAACGTATACGTCAACACCGTACAAGTTACCGATGAGTCCTGACTCAACACCACGACCACCTACAAAGTCAGAAGACACGTAACGCTCAATGCCCATGATTGACTTACGTGACGCAGGAGGAATAACGAGAACTCGTCCATCCATAGGTACGTCAGCGTCGTCCATCAGCTTGATAGCTTCGCGGAATCCAAGATCCGTAAAGTTGTCGCCTGTAGCTACAGTATCCACTGCATAGGCAGCAAGACCAGCAGTAGAGTTAAAGTAGTAGCTGTTGCTGTTTACCCAGTTAGCACCAGTAGCAGCAGGAGTCTGAGTACGAGTACCGTCGCCAAAGCCAGTAGCAGCGTTGATGAGGTCAGTGTCTACCTTCAGAGCAAGCTGGTAGCCAGCGTCTTCGGTGTAGAACTGTCGCAGAGAAGACAGAGCCTGTACTTCTACGATGTCCTCAATCAAACGTGAGTACTCAAAGTGACGATCAACAGTTACTTGCAACTCAGTTTCTAGGTTAGCCTGAATCGTAACTGCTACAGCTTCTGCCTTAGCAGATGCAGCACCACGAATGGGCTTAGGGATGTGAATAACATCACCTTTCTTGCCAGACATAGCGAGACGCTTGACAAGAGGAGCCATCTTCAGGTTCTTTTGGTAAGCAGCGATTACTTCATCGCTCCAGATTTCTGGGATAAAAGTCCCAGCAGCAGTTTTGTCTACTACAGCATTAGCTGTAAAATAGGCACCAGAAGTTTCATTAGCCATTGTAATTCTCCTTTAGGCTATCGGACCCGACCCTCTGAATACGCTTTGAGTAGTTCGTCCGACATGGACTGATAGCGCTCTGGGTCGGTTCTCATAAGTTTAATAATGTCAGCACGACGATAAACTTTACGACGAGATCCTTCTGCTGTTCCGCGAGCGTTGCCTGTTGATGCAGTCTTAACTGAACTCTTACGTGCTGCTTTTTCTGCTTGTGCAGTCTGTTGAACTATCTGGTTGCGCTCTTTCCAGAGGCTAAATAGCTCGTGTGCAGCATCGTAATCGTACTGTTGGTCTGCCTGAACAAACAACTGTGTTCGGACTTTTGACCCTTTGATCCACTCAGCAAACTTGGGGTCTTGCAGTATCTGTTCCATCTCAGGATGAGAGGACTTGAGTTGTGCAAGAGTAGCCTGTTGTTTGTACTGTTGTGTGTAAGCTTGCGCTTCCTTGATCTTAGGGTGGTTGTCTATAGCTCTACTAACAGCGGTCTTAGGATCGACAAAGAAATCTACATCGTCATCGTTATCATCTTGTTGTTGCTGTTGTTGAGGTGCTTGTTGGTCTGAGAGTTGTGTCTGGATGTAATCATCAACAACTTTACGTAACTCGCCAACTTCCGTACTCTGTTTACCTGAAAACTTCTCAAGTTCTTGGTGCATCTGTACGAGGTCTTCAACAGATTTACCTTGGTACTTTTCTGGAACTTCGGGCTGCTGAGGTTGTTCCTCTTCTTGAGGAGTCTCTACAGTATCCTGTGTGTCGAGTTGGTCTGTTGCTTCTAATTCTTCTTCCTTACGCTCATCAATTAATGTTGCTCGTGACATTCTAAACTTACCCCGCCTATTATTTTTATTAGGTTATGGAGGATTAAATGGGAGTTAGCCTATGAGGTTTCCCGCGTGGTTTGCCCAGCCTTCTCGTGTTCACGTACCCACTTCATGTGCCTGCCGGGAAAATCCCCAGAGGAACCATCAAGGATATGTCGAGTTGCTGATACAATCTTTGTAGCGTTAGCACCACATCCGCACCTACTGGATGTAGTCCCTGACTCTACAAATTCTTCAAAGGTATGTCCGTTAGTACAACGAAAGTCAAATACTTTAATCATCGTCGTCAGTTTCTGAGTCTTTGCTGGCTTCTTGGTAATTGTTTTCCATTATATTTTCTAAATTAATAAGATAACCAAGTATGTTTAATTGTCCTTTTCTAAAAAACATATCATCAGCGTCTTTTGCTGCTTCTACACTGTTAATTTGACCAACATTGCCGCTAAAATCGTTTAGAAGCTGTTTCCAGCCCTGCTGACGAAAAAGACTAAAGTATGCGTCGTAGTACTGCTGTGTTTCTTGATCCATCTTGAGGCCTCTTGGGTTGTCTCTTTTGTATTTAGTGTACCTAAGTACACCTATATTATACCATACTTTTAACTAAAAGTCAAGCATTATTTTATGTAAATTTTACCGTTTCTTGGCAGTTTTCTTGGCTTTCTTAAAGGCAGAGGCCTTAGGAGCGCCTTTTGATCCCGGTTTACGCATAGTTTCACCTGATCCAGCCTTGATACGCTTACGTTTGGCGTGTATGTTGCTGTACAGTCCTTGTTTAGCCATTATTTCTTAACCTTCTTCTTTTTCTTCTTAGGTGGACGACCAACTGTACTTCCGTATGTTCCTTTTCCTTGTGGCATAGCTATCTCCTTACCATTTAGATTTATTAGCCCAATAAGCCGCAGACATTTTGCCTTTGGCTATGTTTTTAGCGTGACGAGCCTTAAAGGATTTACGTCTCGCTTTTTCTTTAGCAGTCTTAGGATCTTTTCCAGCACCGCTAACTCCTTGTTGTCCGTAACGTATAGTTTTAATTCTATCACCTTCTTTAGCCACAACTACGTGTGACTTAGTTGGGTGACTAGGCGTCCTCTTTGGCTTGTTGTAACCCGACACGCCCGCTCTTGCTAGTCTTGGGTCTTTTTCCTTTGGCATTATCAGAGTCCTCCTTCTGGCGCAGGCCCGACATTTGGTCCTCTAGGGCCACGAGTTTGGCCTCCAGCACCTCCAATTTGTTGAACTGGTCTTGGAACGCTTGGTTGATTTGGCTGAGAAACTGGTTCATTTCTGTTTGTGTCATTAGCACCGGAAGTTGCTCCTTTATTGTTTCTACTAGACATTGATTTTTCTTTTAGAGCTATTTCAGCAATTTTGAGGCGTTTCTGAAATTCTTTGTCATCTGCGTCTCCGTCTTTTAAATTACGTGTTATAGCGCTAATTTTGTCTATCTCAAGTTCTTGAGGAGCTAACTGTGCTTCTACACCGTACTTAACTGCTCTTGCTTTGGACTCTGATGCCTGACCTTGTAAAGCCTCTGTTTGTGCCTGCTGGAACGCAAGCTGTGCTTGTTGAGCCATCTGAGCCATCTGCTGTGCTTGAGGATCTGGCTGAGACGCCTGTTGCATAGACGCAATCAACTCATCACGGTTACTCAAGTTCATGTTGTCGATGATGCTCTGGATCAACACAGGGTAAATTGGGCTGTCTTGCTTCATGGTCTGCAGAAGCTGCACCAACTGTGTAACCTCGTACTCTCTAGCAATAATGCCTAGAGTAGACGTAGCGTTGAACTTGTAGTCAGCTACGGGGTAGTTCTCAGGGTCAAACTGCATGTACCTGTGTGCAGCTTTGGTTACAAACGGCAACAGGAACGACTGCTGGAAGTTAATCAGGGTGCGCTTATGGCGTTTAATAATAGCACCAAGAGACATACTAATGCCAGCGGCAGTAGCTTCACCATTAACAGCGCCAGAAACTCCTGCTGAATCAACTGCTCCGGTAGACTGCTGAACCATCTGCTGAAGCGCTTGTGCTTGTGCGAAAGTAATTTGACCAACTTGTCCAAAGTTAAACGGCTGTAGAACTTCACGGGGATCTCCGTTAGTTAGAATCATTTTACCCGGACGTACTTCAGGTTTAGCGCCTCTAGGCAACCTAGTTGCGTCAATAGCGAGCATTGGGTGTATCGTGAGGTTCAAGGCGTCAATACGTGCGCGTAGCTCAGTGTCTAGCGCCTTCTGACTGTTGTAGCCCTTTTCGCATACACCACGACCCCAGAATCTTCCGGGAACTACGTCCCAAGGAAAAGCTACCACAGGACGATCATTCATCATGTACGGGTTAGCCTCAGCCTTTAGTAGTGTGCCACCGTTAGCGATAACTACGATAGCCTCAACGTACATAGACTCGTCTTCTACGTCTACGTCCTCAGCCTCAAGCATTTCACGAGGTACTAGGCCGTAGTACTTAGTCAGGCGTACCTTGTCGTCGTTGTAGATCGTGAGGTCTTGGTCAGGCTCTAGGTCTGTGTCAGGCGCAGCAGACTCAATGTAAGCGTCCTTGTACACGCCTTGCTCCTGCAACAGTTCTACAGAGTGCTTAGACACAAACTCATCAATAGCTACGCCCATAGCGTCTTCTACAGTCGTTGCTACAGGATCTATGAGAAAGTTCTGAGGAAGAACTGGCTTAAGTTTAACAACAATTCTGTCAGTAATGTTTACACCTACAGCCTGCAACTGTCCTTCCATAATAGGCTGAGTAGCAGGAGCCATTTCCTTGATCTCCTCAAGAACTACTTCTCCTATACCTGTGCCAAACACAGCAGAGTTAATTAGGCACTCTGCAACAGCCTTACGTACCTTACAGTTCTCAAAGTCTTCTGTCAGCTTGTTACGGAGGTACTGTATGTCCTGACGGTCTTTGTCGTTAGTGTCGTCAGCGATGTCAAACCACTTACCTCTGCCAAACGTGGCTTCCTCTAGCTCTGCTACGTTAGACTCTACGGCCTGTTGTAGCGCAGGAGATATGATTCTGGAACGCTCTGATCCTCTCTGAGAATCTGCAGGATCCCACTGTCCTCTCCAGAGCCTGTAGTACTCTTCAAACTTTGCTTCGTAGTTTGACTCGTAGTGGTCACGCCAGTTTTCACACTTGGTCATCACCCACTCTTCCAGAGACTCTTCAATCATCAGAGGGTCTGGGCTATAGATATCTTCTGCCATAGTACTTTCCTTAAAGTATTGCTACGCTGTAACCAAGTGTAAAAAACACTACGGCAGAAATAGCGTAGATGCCATAGGTGTTAAACGGTCTAAAAACTCTGTGATTCACTTTAGTATCCTGCTACTACATCTAGTAGTTGGTGGTCGTCTATTTCAAAATCGTAGTGGTACGCTACTTGTGCTAACTGATCTACGTAAGCCAAAGCGTCAATCAAGTCATCGTGGGTCAGAGGATCTGGAAACTGGAACAGTTGGTCCAAGAACCTAGAGTTCCACTCGCCTTTACTCAGTGTTACGTAGCCGTTCTCAAAGCGTCCTTGCAGCGCCCACATTACCCTGTCAGTCTTCTTCTTGTTACCGTGGGTTAACTCCTCGACTCTGAAGAACGTCCCGTAGCGCTTCTGTAGGTCCATCAGAGGCGACATTACAGCCTGCTTTGCGATGCCTCGTTCAATACCAACGCTGATAGGACGGTAATCTCTGACGGCCTGAAATATCTTGGTGGCAGTCTCGTCAAGGCTCCACCGCCCATATATAATGTTATCAACGTACCAACCATCAGGACTAACTTTAACAACAGCGATTGCGGTTTCATCTAGTTTAGCGTTCTTCGTCCGTTTCTTGTTTACTTCCTCAAAGCCAGCTAGGTCAACAGCTATATAGTAATCTCCAACCTCTGGCTCTTCTCCAAAATGCACCCAGTCTTCTCTGAACATCTCTGAGCCTCTGGCTTCAAATGAGGCCATGAACTCTTGTCTAAAGGCGTAACTCGACATTGATTTCTTCGCCATGTCGATTTCAGACGGGTCCAACAGAGGGTTGTCGTAGCTGGTGAAATGCCAGCCCCGGTAAGTCTCATCGTCACCTAACTCCGCGTACTTGTACAACTCGTAGAAGTGATTACGTCCCATAGGCGTACCTATGAACATCGCAGAGCCTTTTTGGTCTGCTAGTGCTGGACGGAGTATCTGTTCCCATACGTCAGGCTTCATGTCTGCGTATTCGTCCATCACGAGAAACTTCAAGGACACACCACGCATTGTCTCAGGCCTGTCGGCTCCCTTGAGACTAATCATGGCCCCGTTGACCAGCTTGATCTGCAGGTTGTTTATGTGCGAACCTGAGATAACAGGGTGTCCTAGCTCTAGCAGGGTTTGCCACATGATGTCTCTTGCTTGGCCCTGCGTAGGCGCAACGTAAAAAACTTGACCTCTATCGGTCTGTAAAGCATTAATGATTAACATCCAAGCAGCAAGACGGGACTTCCCTGTTCTCCGTCCTGCGGCTACTACCTTGAACCTAGTAGGATCAGAGTAGACTTCCTGCTGCCATGGCAACAGTTGTACGTTTAAGTCTGTCACTTGGTCTAGTTACAAACTCCAGCGTCTTCTGAGTTATCAAACTGAGAGTCACCACAGCCGTACTTACCGTCGTTGTCGGTGTCACAGGACCGTTGCCACGTAATCATGTCAAACGATAAACCTTCAGACCACGGTACGTAAGCCTTACACCACTGATGTGATCCTACTGTGTAGTCATCTGATTCCACGGGTACGTAGTCACGCTTAGTCCACGGCTTCTGTACACGAAAGAACGTGTCTTTGTTACCCATCAGTTGTCTCTTGAACAGCGAGCTACTAGGTGTACTGATGTAGATTTCTTGGTTTTCTGACAAGGTGTACGTAGATCCGTCGTCGTAGTTGATAACGGTGCTGCCGTAGACAATAGGTGCTACTAGTAAGGCAAAGATAGTAAACAGGTGCTTAATCATTGTGTAAGTTCTCCTACGCTATTTAGGGCTTCTCTAAACTCTTTTGAACCGCCAAAGTGGTAAAATATCTGAGGAATGCTCCTCTTACCACTTATGGCTTCTACTAAGTCCCAACCGGCTTGACCCGGAGGTATGTGTATGTACTTGTATTTTATCTCGCACTCTTTGGCTAACTTCTTGGCTCTGTTACAAGCAGGACACCAATCAGCACCAACAATGGTAATCATGATTTATACCCTATTAAAGTTACTTAAAACAGTAGACGCTTCTACAATATCAAAAGTACAGGCCACATCTACATCGTCTGCTGATCCTGTAGAAGCAACCACAGAGTCTCCTTGGTACATTACGAACCTACCGTCGTGAAACTCTACTACTTCACCAGCATCTACATCTTTATTGTTTAACAAGTAAATTTTAGTGTTATCAGAACTATTGTTTAGGTACAAAGTACACGAGTTGGTAGAACTTCCTTTGTTGTGTAAAAAAACATAGTTTATAAAAGCTACAAAACCTGTAGGAAGTGCGTCAACAACATTAGTTGGGGTAGCGGCTGCTGTAATATTTACATTTTTAGTGTGTAACATTAGGAGTACGTCCATATCACAGGGACAGTTCCCCGTGTGTCAACGTGAATAAAGTCACCAGCGACCCCTATGCCAGTAAATCCCATAGATAGAGCCTCTCTTATTAGTGTGTACCGATGTGCAGCGTTTGTTATTTTTATGTCTGCTGCTATGCCTTGCGCGTGGGTTCCCGGTACGTCCTTTTTAGCTTCTATGGGGTGGCTAGGGCTTCTGTAGCCGCTGGTGATAACAAAAGGGAAACCGCAGTTGTCCCT